TCTTCGTTCATGAGAACTTTACCGATAGGAGTTTTGGTATAGTCGAACGCTTTTTTGTATGCATCACTCACAGTATCGGGATTAGCCTTACGTTTACGCAGTTCATATCTCATACGTTCTACGTTCTCACGATGACGTTTATCATGGAAGTATGTTTCTAATTCATTCATATCGTAGGCAATAACGTCATCACCGAATTTGTATGTATTATGTTCGAAGATGATGACACCCCAATCAAGCAACTCCAAGATATCCATCTTTATTCTTAGTGTTAGGGGGTCTAATTTGATGATACTATTAAATCTATGAGGTTGTTCATAGGCATAGTGGTACAGTTCTCCGAATATATCGTCCTCACTACGGTTCTTCGTGGCAATGTTAAAGAATCTACAAAAGCGTAGGGCTTCAACGTAGGATAGCTTACCGATAAACTCTCCGTTTTCCGTTCTTATCTTACCCAATGTTTTCATCTCTGATGCTGTATGTTCTGGGTCTGAAATATAGTATAGCGGCTTTTGTTTTCCCGTACTATTCTCTTTATCCACCGCTATCATGGGGTCATACTGACATATTAGCAGTTTAAGTAAGTCTTCTTTAATGTCTGTATCCAACACCATACCTTCTCGTGGTACAATCACTTCAAGGGATTGTATATTCTGGTTAAACACATATCCAAACTGCTTACGGCATTCTTTCTTCTCTAAGTCGGACATTTCAAATTCCTTTGCAAAATACTTTTGGAATATAGGGTCATCTTCAATCCAAAAGCGTTCAAAGTTATCCTTCTTTCTTGCTGGTGCTGCACGATAGTGCACACGCATTTCCTTAGGTTCGTACGGTACAATCGATATCTTAGCCATAATAGATGCAAATATAATAAATAATTCTATTTATTAGGCAATGTAGTATTATCTTTATTTGTAGTAAATCCCAATCCCACCGCTATGATATGTGCTGTAACACCATACTGACAAATCTTGTAGATGAACGGATGTAAGTAGTTAGGAGGTAGGCTTACACCAGCTATGCTAACACTACCGATAGCCACCAAGAATCCTTGTATCCACCGTACCGTTCTTGGTGTCTCTGAAAGCCATAGACGTTTCAATCTACGATAGATTACCTTAATCATAATAGATACAAAGATAGTGATAAGGTATGATACAAGCAAATAGCGTTTTTTTCGCTTTTATTTCGTTTATAAGCACACTTTTTCTTCCGGTAGTATTATCATACCACCCTCATGTTTTTCTTCGTTTATAGGCGTTTTATAAGCGATTTTAGGGGTAATAAAAAACCCGCCAACTTCTATGTTGACGGGTCGAGCGTTATGAAAAGGGTGTGAAGGTTTGAAACTAAGTACAAAGATATATCATCCGTCATGATTGTAGATACAAAAAGATATCAACAGTAGGGGAGGAATAAAAAACCCCACCGTTTATTAATGGTGGGGAAACTATAGGAAAAGGAAACGAGAAAAAAAAACGAAAACGAGCAGCAGAAAGTATCGTTATACAACGGCGGCTTGGATATCCACGGAGGAGTAGGGCTGACGTACCACCACACCGCTTTCTTGTATCACTTCGATGGTGAATCCGTCAAATCCACTTGCAGCGTGGTCGAAGGTATGTCCTTGCGGGGCATCCATACCGGGGATCACTCTACGTACAAAGCCTCTATCGACGCCGTTGGACTTAACCTTCAAGAGCTGTACGTTAGGTTTACCACCGAACTCTGATGCATCGAGGAATACCATTCTGTGGCTTTCGAGGTTGAATCCTGTACGAGGGTGAATGTATCCCATGAACGTTGAAGAGTCGAAAGCCCAATTATGTACGAGGATGAAGCGGCATCCGAAGAGACCACGAAATTCCATGAAGTTAGCACCAATACCCCAAGCGTCATTTTGGTTGTCGCTCTTAGCCTTACGCAAGAATACTTCCATCGTATTTTGGATGTTCGACGATAGTAAGAACCCTCGCATATCGCTATTGAACTGTGTGATTCCCCCTAATCCCGTGAAGCAGATGACGGTCATATCTTTCTCTGCGGGAGAATTACGCAACGCATCGGTCAAGATAGATTGATACCATTCATAAGTATTAGGGATGCCGGGCTGATAGGTACGGTGTACACCATAGCGTATTTGGTTTAGCACTCCGTCCCCTTGTACTACGGGATTACCGTTAGCATCGTACACCCAAGCAACACCATCGGGACCAGCGGTACGGTCATCATACCAATATCCGTACTCCGTATCACGTCCCAACTGCATCATAAACTCTTTCTCCTGTTTATACAGCCATATTGTTTGGGAAGGTTTAACCTTAGAGCTTCCTGTATAGGGGGCGAAGAAGATGACGCTGTGGTTAGCATGTGCCGTCATTGTAAATCCACGCCGTTTCACTCCCGTGATAGCATCACGCAGTTCAGGCATGAATTGATTTGAATAACCTCTACTTGAACCTTCCGCTACGGAGGTAGAAGCAACACGAAGCTGTGCTCCCGGGTTAACATCGAGGTTAGCGTTCAACGTACCGTTCTTCGCTGTAAGCTGCAAACAGTAGGTCCATTGGTTAGCACCGTTGGATACGGGTTCTCCAATGACGAGGGCGTTAGCACCACTTGGGAACCGTACTTGGTCCTGAGGGTTTGGGAATTTCTTATCTACGGTGACATAAAAACGGTTGTTGTTCAACCAAGAATTTGGTTTGATGGGAGTAACCAAGAAAATAGGTTCATCGAGGATACCTTGAATATACCAAATCAAGCGTCGGTTACGAACTTCATATTCGTATCTTCCAATTTCGTTCGTACCGAGCTTCGGAGATTCTCCATCGAGGAATTCTTTGGCGTTGGCACCCAGATAGCGTGTAAGTCCTCCCAACGTATATTTATTACCGAATAGGTACGTTACAATATTATCCACCTCTGGGCTTAGGGCGTAGGCAGCACCAAGCGTGGTAGCCTTACTAAACCCATCTGAATAACGTGCTCCCCCTTGTAGTAATCCCAACGCTGGGATGAATTGCATGTTAGCCATATATTACCTTCAAAATAAAATCTACCTGCAAAGATATTCTACGACGAAATAGATTCTAAAAAGAAAATATTAAGATTGTATTAGAATATGTTTGGAGTCTTATATTTCTTAATCCAGTCCATTGTATCGGCGATGTCGGTATACTCTTCTTTCATTGAATAGTCGCTTTTATCACCTCTACCGCTTAGGTTATTGAGCTTTGAGAATATATTACGTTCTATGCTTGAACGTGATACTTTTGCGTAGAAGTCAACGAGTTTTTCGATATCGAAGTCAAACTGTTTTAGGAGTGCTACGGCATACACAGCTTCTTTATCGTTGTTCATGTCGATAGCGAACTGTGTTTCTCCGTTCTCTCCTACGGGCTTAGTGAGATAGTCTATCATTCCTTTCTTTTGGTCTTCCGATACGACGATATTTCCTTTCTCTCCGAAATGTTTTATCGACTTAATATCGGTTATTACCTCTCTTCGCAGTTCTTCATTACGCTGTTGTATTTTTTGCAGTTCTTCGTTTACTCTTCTTTCTTCCAATTCTTTGAAGAACTTACGTGCAAGCTGTGCTTTGCGTGATAGCTTATCTTCTCTCCCTTGATACAGTTCAAGTTCGTCTTGTATTTCATCCTCACTGAATCCGTCCATTTTCATTTTCATTGCTACCACTTCTACGTCGGAAAGGTTATCGATGGTAAGCTGGTTTCCGAGTACGAACTGTACGGCTTCTTCCAACGACATTCCTTCCCGTTGCATTAGGCGATTAATCTGGTATATTTGGTCGTTGGCGAAAGCATCCCGTTGTGCTTCTTCGGCGTTCTGTTTAGCCAGATCGATGAAATAGTCGATGATGGATTCGGTGTTCGTGAACGATTTCATCGTCTCGATGAACGTATCGTCCTTCTCCCATCCCGCCTTTTCGTAGATGAGGTGCGTGAGATATTCAATGTCGGGGTCTATCCCTTCTTTCACCGCTCTTGGGTCTCTTTCGAAGGGAGGTTGCTTGTCTGCTTTCTCCTGTTTAGGAGTTTCTTTCTCTATTTCTACGTCTTCGGGTCTTACCTTCGCTTTCGTTTTAGCCGTTCTTCTTTCTTGCTTCGTTTCTTTTTCTTGCGTTTGCTCCTCTTCTTTCCTTTCTTCCCTTCTTTGTGTTGGCTTCTTAGTAGCATTAATAGTAGGTAAATCATCGGCATCAATATCTATCTCTCTTTCTTTGATGGAAGATAGTTTAGTTTGAGAGAAAAGGTCATAAGAATATTGTTCTCTCGGGTCGTATCCTACGTCGCCTTCAACATCAAGGTTGATATCTACGTATGTAGTTTGTTCGGGGTTGATGCTACTATCTCCGAGTTGTACATCGGGAGCTACTGTGGTCGTCTGTTGTGTCATAATGATGCAAATATAATCATTTTTTTCAATAAAGCATCATTTCTTTTTCATCAGTTTACTGAAATATCCCGAACGTCCCAATTTCATAGCGTTTTCGAACGATTTGATGATATCACGCTTTGATGTCATCCCTCCTCGTTTCATTTTGTTCTGTTCCATAGTTTGGTTTGAACGTGCCATTCTCCACATATCATCTGGTTCTTCTTCTTCCTCCTCCTGTATTTCTCCTCTACGCAGCTTATCCATATATTCTCTCCGTTGGTTCTCTTCTTCCTCTTCTTCTTCGGTAAGATATGCATCAGGTTCTTTTGGACCTTTGCCTTTATTCTTTCTTGGTTTCTGTTCTTGTTGTTCTTCTTCGGTATATCCTCCTCGTTGGAATTGTGGTGCTCCCTGTTGTTGCTGTTGCTGTTGTTGCATCATCGCCATCTGTTCAGGGGAAGGCTGTCCTTGTGGCATCCCTTGTTGTTCTGGTTGTAGCTGTGGCATCTCAGGGTTGCCGGGAGCACGATACCGTTGTATCCACGCAGGGACGCTTGATTCATAGTCTTCATCGGGAGTTTCTCTATCGTCCCTTTCCTCTTCTTCCTCTTCTTTATCTTCCTTCATTTTATCCTTCTGTTTTTTATTATGGAAAGAATTTTTCTTCTTCCCTCTGGATGTTCTTCCCCCTTTACGATACATCTCTGTTTCTTCTTCTTCCCCTCCTTGTTGCTGTTGTTTCGTACGTCCTTCCTCCTCCTCTTCCTCCTCTTCTTCATTCTGATTAGTAGTTTCCTCTTCTTCCTCTTTTTCTTCCTCTTCTTCGTCTTCGGAGGAGCCACCGAATTCCATTCTTTTGGCTACTCCTCGTAGCACACGTTCTTCTTCTTCTTCATATCCTTCTTCTCCCGGTTCTTTGTTTATAGGTTTTACACCATGTTTCTTCCCGACGATATTCATCAGCCTACGCTCTTTCTTTTCGTGTTTTTTATCTTCGACGATCTTTCCTCCCTTCTTATATTTTTCTTCTTCCTCCTGTTTACGTTTTGTATCGTAGGCGATGATAGCCTTACGTTGTTTCGTTTTCATAGGTATCAAAGCGTTGCTATTTAAGTTAGCAAAGATATTAGTTAGTGGTTAGGATAACAAAAATAAAATATTAAGAGTTTAGTATAGGCTGACCGTTTACAGGTTGTTGCGGTTGTAATTGTGGTTGTAGCTGTGGTGGTGCTTGCTGTTGCTGTTGTTGTGGTGGTAGTTGTAATTCGGGATGTCGCTGTTGATATTCAGCGATAGCCTTTTCTGGGTTAGACATAAGCTCACCGAGGAATTGGTAGTAGTCGTCTATTTCTTTATTTTCAGTGTTTATCTTATCGAAGGCTTTTTGTATATCTTCGGTCATCTCTGGATGTTCTCCTTTCAGTTTTTGCATTTCGAGCTGTGCTTTTAGGAGTCCTTCACGGTACGAATGAAGTGCTTTGGCTATTTCTATTTCTTTTTTAATCTCTGCGAGTTTCATTTCGGTTTGTATATCCATCTGTTTAAATCGTTCCGCCTGTTCAAGTTTTTGTTGTTCGAGTTGTAGTAGTAGCTGTTGTTTTTGTTGTTCTGCCTTCATCTGTTGCTGTTGTTGCATTTGCATAAGTTTTTGTCCTCGTTCGAGTGCCGCTTTCAGTTTTGCTTGTATCTCCGCCATCGATTGTGATAGGAGTATATCGATAGCACTTGCCAGTTCAAGTCTTCCGCTTTGTATCGCCAGCTGTGTAAGCTGTTGTAATGTTTGCATGACGATTTTATTGCGTGATACATCTTCCGATGCGATACCCAAGTCTACGAACGATAGCTGTCGTGGTAGCACGTTGATGATGGCGGTATTATTATCTCCTATGGCGTACGCTGTGGTTTTACCGTTTCTCCATGCATATTTAGCTTCTTCCACCAACAGTAGCATAAGTCTTTTGAGGGTATCGTAGTGTATGGAATAGAGGGGTTCAGTGATCATCGCCGATTGTGTCAATCCCGATTGTACTCCCGTAGCCGTTTCGGTAGCTCTCATCTGTCCAAGGCGTTGTTTGCTCACTCCCGATAGTTCTTCCCATTCCATACGTATCGACATAAGGAGGTTTACAAGCTGCGTTAGAGAGTTAGACATGGTGAGGTCGAACTCTTTAAACTGATTGAACGCCGCTGGTGCTCCCGTAGCTTCAAGCGTTTCAAGCGAGTTAAAGAGGAATATACCGTCCGATTGTAGGTAGTATAGTACGTCTTCAAATTTCTGTCCCTTAGAGTATGGTATTTGTGCAAGGTCGATACCAAGAACTTTTCCTTTCGACTGTGCCAATAGTCTTTCGATTCTAAACCAGATGATATTGTATATTTCTTGGTATATGGCTCCATATCCTACTACCGACTGTGATATAGTATTTTGGTTGGTACTATACACTCCCACGTAGGATAGTTTTACTCTCGCCATGTTGTCGACGCTACGGTATTGGTTAGGGCGTTTTCTCACCCGTGTATATACGCATGATTCGGAGTTTCTTCCCGTCTCCATGCCGAAGAAGTCGAGTCTTCCTCCGATGCGCACTCCTTCCCACACTTCGTTTATCCATTTAGATTTTACTTTGTCTCCCGGTAGCCTTTTATATTTATCCTTTGGTGTTACGAGGAAAGAATATTCAATCCCCGGTGGGTCTTTTCTGGTTACAAGCTTTATTTTGGTTTTAGACTTCCATTCGACGTTATAGACGTACAGCATTCTTGAACCGTAGTATCCCCACGAATCGCTCAGTCCGAGTAATCCCGAAGAGTCCATCACGTCGGAGTTAGATATCTTACCCAAGCGTTCTACATCTTCTTCTGTTAGGAAGTCTGAGAATTCGTCTATGATATCCGATACGGTCATCACACGACGTTCCACCACAAACTCACAGTCGTCTACCAATATTGAATTTTGGGGAAAGTTATGGAATACATTAAGGGGATTGACCACTCTAAAATTTACTTCTTCTCCGAACGAATCCACTTTATAGTATTCGCTTGCGGTAACGAGGAGGTGGTAGAACCCTTCGTTCGTCTTACGCTTCCAATCGGTCGTCTGACGTAAATATTCGGCGATATCGTTAGCGAGCTTTTCTATTTCGAGCTTAGCTCCCCCCTTAGCATATTTTTGGTATTCTTCTTCTATCCGTTTAACATATTCTTGGTCCAGTTCGATGCCGAAATATTTTTTCCAATCGAGTAATATTTTGTTCAGCTCACGTTGCACTTCAAGGTCTTGTATTATCTTCTGTTTATGGTTTACGGCATCACGGTTAATGGCGTACAGGTTTACGGAGAAAGGACGGCTCATCTCTTCACCACGCAGTTCATCGATACGTGGTTTGATGATATTGAAGTTCTTCGGTATAGTAGGTATAGCGAGGTCTTTGTTAGCGAACGGCTTTACGAGGCTTTCGAACGATTCAAACTGATAGGTACCAGCGTACAGGTCGTACATCGTCTTCTTGTAGAAGTGTGATGTAACCCCATTAGCGAAGGGATACCATCCTACGAGGTTTGAGTTCATGAGGTTGTATCCCGCAGCGATGTAATAGTCTATACACGCCTTAGCCCATTCTTCTTCACTACCGAAAGTATCTCTCTTTTGTTTAGGTGTTAGAACCTGTGACGGTAATAGACGCATAGGCACAAAGATACGAAGGAAGAAAATAATACGGTATGATTATCTTTATAATTACTCATTTGCGTATAATTCTTCCCCTTTCGATACGGTATTTAGTGAATTCAGCGTTTGTACCGTCTATACTCTCTTCCTTCTGTGCCCGTTGTATTGAAGTGTCGTGTAATAAGCATAGTGCGAAGCTTATGAATCTATCGAAGTTTCCCCCTTCATGCCATTTGAGTAGTTCTTTCAGTAGGTCCATGAAATATATTTTGTGTACCGACGTTTCTATATAGTCTTTAACACGCAATATCAAATCCTGTTTCAACGCTGGTGTCATCGTTACGCCGTACTTAAACGTAGACTTATGCTTTGGTGTTATGGCCCGTATCGTTGGTGTAGGCTCTGGTAGTAGCCATTGCAACATATGGTTTATACGGAAGAACGTAAACCACCCTTTGTTGTTAGCTTCGAAGAGCATCTTAGCGTTGTAGTATACGGCGAGCTTACAACAGTTTTCGAGGAATTCATCTTCCGTAGACGGTCTATCGGTATATTCCGCTACGGGAAGATTGTACGGTTCTTCCACGCTTATCAATCTTTTAAATACGAACATACTCCCTACGGAAGGGCTACTGTACGTCTTATCCTGAGCGTAGGGGTCTACACCAGCAACGTACGTTCGTGGTTCACATTTCTTAGGATGTTCAAGGATGATGAATTTTCCCGTCTTAGAAGGTTCAAAGCGTACTTCCGTCCAATTGTTTTCATGTTTCCATACGAGGTTACCACGTACCAACATCTCTTGTGCCGACTTACGGTTCATGAACGTAATCTGCTCCATGATCTTACTTTTGTTGAAAGGACTCGGATGGGTAGCCAAGAACGCCTGTTCAGGAGTAAGAGGATACGATATACAATGGTTGAACAACGCCTGTGGATCGTTCGTATTTTCAAGCTTGGAACGCTCCTCCAATATAGCCTTCTTAGCACTCTCCTCATCCGAATTACCGTGTTCATCAACGTAGGGTAAGTAGAATTTCGTCGCTGGACAGAAATAGCCTACCTCTAAATCGGGCTGCTCCGTACTATAAGAATTCTTAAACGATAGTAAATTGTATTTATGAGGGTTGTAGAACATTTCGGCGAAATCTTCACATCCTTCTTCTATGTCTCCCCCTGTACCGTAGATGATAGGTATTCCCGTCATCTCGGAACCTACTTTCCAACATGGTTCGGTCTTACCGTACGCTTTAAGCAGGTTCTTAAACTCTCCCGCCTCTTCAAACACACAATATCCTATCACCTGTTTCCCTGCTGCTGCTGCTATATTATTCCGAAATGTTAGAGAATGTATCTTGGACATATACCCCCGTTCTTCGTTGTTAGCGTCCTTGTACGCCGCTCTAATGTAATCGGGTTGGTCTGGATATAAATTCTTAGCGAAACGTACTCCCTCACTTTTTAGTCTCTTCAACGATTCTTTCACGAATACCATCGTACCAAAGGTGCTATATTTCTCTTCGTACGAACATATCAAAGACCATGAATCGGGATAGAATAAAAAGCGGTTTTCTAAACATGCAGCCGTCTTATGTGAAAACCCCTTACGTCTCGCCTTCAACGCTATGAAACCTACCTTACTATCCCAACATTTCTTGATGAGAGAAAAAAACTCATAGTCCAAATCGGTGAAAAGAGGATTCCCTAATACCGTCCTTCCATCCTTCAATACGGGTATCTTCTTGAAGTTTAAATAATAGTAGTGCTCCCCCGTGATGTACATCCCCCCCACTGAATACCCTTCAATACACCTTTTCACCTGCTCCTTCCACCATTCACGGTTTTCAGCACTCTTCAAGGGAGCCTTCGGAAAACCCGTCTTCGGTACTTCAATGAAATACGAAGTGTTTACCAACATAAACACCCAATATTACGGATTTTCAAACTCTTCGTCAACATCATACCCTCCCCACTTCTTCGTGGGTTCCTTCTTAGAACGAATAATCATATCGTCTATCGTCTGCTTTAAATTCAATAGCTCCTTCATATGCTTAGAGTCCTTCAAGAACGTATTGATGTTCTTATCGTTTATTACCTTAGCGTCCAACACTTCCAACGCCTGTTCTATCCTCCTCTTGTACCTCTCCAAAAACCGTAGCTCAGGAGTTAATACCATGTGTTGTATCTTCTCTATACAACGTTTAACCACATCACTACTCAACTCCTTAGGGATATCACTACCAAAGATATCTTTCTTCAACGTCCTATCCCTATCATCGGGAAGTAAATCAAAATACGGACTGTTCATATCATACATCAACGCTATATACATCAGTATCTTCTCCCCGTTCTTCAACTTCAACACTTTGTCTACCTCAGGTATTACCTTCACCCTACCATCGATGATAAGCTTACCCTTACTATCAAACTCGAATACCATAAGTCAAAATTCTATATACCCAAAATGTCCTAATTTCATCATCCTGTATATCTTATTACAATCTTTCTCACTCTTGGGAAGTAATATAGGACATGGTAACATTTTGTTCAACATCTTCATCTGTAATACCGACTTCTGTGTCTGCTTACCTTTAACATCAATCACGAGTAATGGTACACACGAATTGTTCGTATGTACCACTCCCACCGTCTTCAAGGTGTTAAGGTATAACGGTATATCATCCTTATTACCATACCTCAATACCATGAAATCAGGTATCACCCTGATAGATTTGAACGTCACCTTCTTCTTCTTATACGTCATCGTTTCAAGCTTCTTATCAAACTCCACCACTTCCATCTCCTTCTTCATCGTAGGCTGTAATACTATCGGCACTTGCCTCTCTACGTGTATGTTGTTTAACTCCAATTCTTCCTTCAACGCATTCAATAGCGTGTACATGTAATACTCCCTCTTGGAATCAAACCTCATACCTCCTACTTCTACCTTTACAGCGAAATATTTGTGCTTACTATCACCCCTTATCTCAGGATGCTGTTCCTTCAACATCTTCTCTATCTTACTACCCTTCATTATACGTATACCCATATACCCTCCTTCCGTAAAAGACGATTCAATACCTCAAATATATACTTTAATTGAATACCATTGATGGTATAACCCCTTACCCCTATGATGTAAGAACGCTTCACCAAATATGCCGACTTACCACAGTTGATAGTGTTGTGTGGATATAAATATTCTACTATCACCCCCTTCGGTATCCTGTTCCTACAATTAACCTGTATCAACGTGAAAAATAATACCTTCTGGTAGAATATCTCCCTCTCCCTCGTATCCTTCCTTACATCCCATATACCCCACCTCCTCTCAAAGAAAATATCCCCTATACGTTTGTCTAAACGTCGTAAAAACGATAGTAAAACCTCCCTCTCTAATCCATAGTCCATCTATGGAAAATATTCCCCAAATATATCTAATAAACATCGTGCATCAAAACAAAAGATGAAAGAAGATACTTCATCGTCTATCTTATCCCCAAAATAATCATACTTGTCCCGTATACCCTTTAATTCCTCAAACGTCTTCCCCGTTATTAACTTCTCTACATACCACCTACCATCCTCCCTACCACTGCTCAATAAGCCTATACCCCCCTTCCTCCTCCATCGGTTGTAGTAAAGTAATACACACCACGTCTTACCACCATACTCTATGAGGTTGTATCCCTGATGTACTACTAACTTATCCCCCATACCCTATACATCGTAATCACTACCACTACCGTATTCGTATACCTTCTTTAAACTGTGCTTCCTAAACGCTTCTACAAACTTTATTACCCCACGTAGTAGTTCTTCTTCACTACCATACATACCACTGCTTACTAAACAGTTTAATACCTCAACGTATAAACGTTCTTTCACATTGTCTACCTTGAAAAGCTTATTACCCCTACTACTACTTACGTTACTAAAATATACTTCCTTCTGCATAATAATACAAAATTACTACGAAATACTAAAATACCCAAAAAAAAGAAAAAAAAGAAGAAAGAAGAAAGAAAAAAAGAAAAAAGTAAGAAGAAAATATAGTAAAATTATACTAAAATAATTCCTAAAAACACTATACTAAAAAAATTCCTAAATCCCCTTTATCTTAATACATACACCCATATACATATTCATAAGTTTGAATGAACGTTGTGTTGTATTATAATACTCCCAGGGAATATTATACTATATACATACACACACAGGAAAAAAAAAAAATAAGTATATCCCTGGGATCAGATCAGTCTCTCGATAGTTATCAGTCTCTCTACCCATAGGTCATTTCTGGTTGGAGAATATCTTCACTACACTACCTCACTACACTACACTACTGTATACCCCTATACCCCGCCTTATAGGGGGTATAGGGGTATACTCTGAGGTATAGGGGTATAGTGTAGTGTAGTGTAGTGAGGTAGTATGGGTGAGGTAGTGTAGTGAGGTAGTGTAGTGAAGATATTCTCATACCAGAAATGACCGAAGGGTAGAGGTACTGATGGTATGATGATGTACTGATTTGTTACTGAGGGTATGTAGAGGTACTGATGACTACTGACTGTCTCTTATACACATCTCCGAGCCCACGAGACCGTACTAGATCTCGTATGCCGTCTTCTGCTTGAAAAAA